TCCGGATCCTTGGATATCCTCCAATTTTCATTTTCCAGATAGAAGTGCTCATCCAAAAAATCAAGTCCACTATCTAGTTGAGATTGAATTTCAGTTTTCATTAGGGCAAGGGATTAAATAGTATTTCTCGCTAATATACTAAATAAACCCGTAGAAAAAAGTATGGTCCCCTTAAATTCTCCTAGAATCGGGTCTAAAAGGATCAGGATTGTATACATTAAGCGGACCGCTTAAAGATTTAGCGATGCTTCCAAGGAGAGCTTTTATTTCTTTCATATCTCCAGAAGGGAATGCTGATCCACCAGATCCACTACCATCCCCACCAGAATTACTGGGTGCTGAAGAAGAGGCTGAGCTTCCACCTCCCTCACTACTCTCGGATTTAGCCTCCATAGGAGCAGCAGCTGGGGCCGGAGGCTGCGGGGCAGACTGCGCCTGTGGTGCTTCAGCGGGTGCAGGCTTGCTGGGTTTAGAAAGAGCTGCGTTAGATTTTTCAACCTTGGTTTCAGATTTTTTACCTGCAGGGGCTGAAGATGACTTAGCTAGAAGACCCGATGCTGTTTTAGCAGCTTCCACTCCGGATTTTACAGATTTTTCATTCCCGCCGAATAATTTATCATCTAGATTACCAGCAGGTTTGGCTTCAGAAAGTTTGGATAGTTCAGATTTTACTTGTCCAGCAATTTCAATTTTCTTTCCATCATCCGCAGAACCCGATTCAGATTTCTTACCCTCCTCTTTTTTAGATGTAGATTTTTCACCGCTGCTAACTTTTGCTAGCTCAGGGGATGCTACATTTGCTGCACCGGTAGATTCAGCTTTTTTTCTGGCCTCAGCAAACCTTCGGCCAGCTTCTTCGTCCTTGAATCTCTCAAGCTCATAATTAAGTCCCTCGCTGTCATCAGCTAAGCTGGGATCCTCTTTAATTAATTTGGCGGCATAAGCATCAACTTCACTTTGAGATGGATAGAAATCTTCCAAAGTTGCATTGTTTATTCCACCTTTTTCTGCAATAATAGATTCTATCGTCTTTTGATCGTTACCCCCAGCTTCACCTTTTGCACCGATGAGTGATTCTGCAGTCGCAGAGCTAGGAGCAGCAGAATTTCCTTGTTCAGATATCTTCTTAGTTAAAGAATCTAGGACGGTCAATTTATCGGAATCACTTTTAGTGTTAATACCCTCTGCGGAATCCTCTGCTATCTGATTCTGTATTCTTTTTTTAATTGACTCTATGGAATATTTGCCATCATCACCGACCAAAAGATTATCCCCTCCAGATTTCTCAACATTGAGGATCCCGTCCTTTATCATTTTCTTTATCTGAGGGATTGAGTTTAATCCGTCTATAAGATCTGATACATTTAGAGGTACAACTTTGGAACCACCAGGAATCTCCATTATTTCTGGTCCATTTTCTCCCACCACATATGTTCCAGGCTCGGTTGCCTTTCCGCCATCTTTTAAAGCACCCTTTACAGGGACTTTCTGTTGATTCTGTTTGGAACTTTTAGATGCCATTAGCTTTGAAATCTCAGCCTCATATTGGTCCATAAAATCCTCAAGACCGAATTTTTTTAGCATCTCTGCTCCCTTCTTTACTGCATCGTTTTCGGGAAGATTGGGCTTTTTTTTAGAATCTGAAGCTTCAGCAATTTTATCCGGAAGACCTTGGAGGTCCTTAGAGACAGATTTTGATATATCCTTAAGATCTTTAGAAACAGATCCTGATATAGCTCCCAGATTTTTGTTGGTTTGCTTTAGCTCTTTAACAACCTCGGCTAAGTTCCTGGAAACATCCAATAACTGTTTGTACTCATTGCTATCCGCCATTAATATTAATTATTTGATTTATATATTTAATATTATCTACGGAGGGTGAAAACATTCTTTTTACCGTCTGCTTCCAGAGTACTGTTATTTGTTTCCTCTATAACAAGGTTCAGCTTATCAAGCCATATTTGATATTCATAGTAAGGTATAGACTCCAGCCAATCTGGGTCTATTTTATGCTCTTGCCAGAGCCTAAATTTAATATCAAAGAAGTTTTCTAAGGATATCTGAAATAATGAAAAGTGATCTAATCCCGCCGGGAAATGATATTTCAGCGGAGACCTCCCTACCTCCGCACTTAGGACATTTAACAGAAGCTTTTGGCTTAGTCCCTATCTTTATTCTTTCAGATAGTATGAAGTATAAAGAAAATTCCTCCTTTGTCCAATAATCCATCTTTCTCATCTCGTTCATCATGAATTGATTATCCATCACCCTCCATTCTTCAAATAGGAACGGAGATATTTTAAGGAAAGAGTCATCAACATCTATATTATTCTTTAAACAATGAGCAGTGAACTCAGATATTCTTTGTGTAACTCCTATACTAGGAACATACATTCTAATAGGATTTGCTGATCCACCTATTTGAAAGGTAAAGCATCTATTTACAGGATCGTAATATTTAGAAACCTCAGGATCCAAGGTATATGAAGCTAAAACACCCGTTCTTAATTCAAATCCATTTGTCAGTGGGCATTCTTTTTTATTCTCGCATTCAGTTTCTGGGAAGAGTATAACAGAGTTTTCACCTTTTACAAAGGTTAAATCCCTTATTGCTACAATTATGAAAAATCTATCCTCTGACTTAAGATCCTTATAAGAAACCACACCCTCGTTTGGAAATTCCATAGAGAGACACCTGTCTAGAATGTACCCTAATTTTTCTTCTATGTCCAATCTATCTGCCTCGTCTATAGTTGAGAAGTGGCGGATTTCTTTAACATCCGCAGGTCTAATAGCCATTCTTACCCCCTCAGGATAAAACATTCCTTTAGAAGGTAAGATATCAACAGGTAGGTTTTTCCAGCCTATATCTCCTGGTGATATTTTTCTCTCTCCCGCTTGACCGGTGTTACCAAATGGAGTAGCGGGTGCTCTGAAAAAATTCTGAGCTTTACCCAATGATGTTACCTCCTGCTGTTCTTCAACAACTGGGGGTGCAGGATCTTGCTGGGCCATTTGGTTCACCTCAGCAGATTCTTTGATTTCTTTTTCTGGGAGTGGATCATATTTCAATCCGCCCTCTTCTTCTCTTCTTCTTAGAATTTCTTCAGGTGATAAGTCTAGCATAACGTATAGTTTTTAAAGTCTTTAGTATATTATATACCAATAAAATAAAAAAGCCTCAAAAATATTGAGGCTATTGTGGGGTTTTTGAAAAATTTTGATCCTTTACAAGAATGTATCTTCCCAGTAATCACATTTCCATGTTACTGATAGACTGTAGATGCTATTTCCCTGCTCATAGTCAAGATCCATTGCGTTTATTGGCTCGCTTATGAAACAAGAAGGAATTCTGATTCTTCTAAATACATCGCCTTGCTTATTAAAAACAGAGATAAGAACTGAACCGACATAATCCCTCTTTAATCCCATCGCACCAGTTAAAGGATTATAGATTAAATCTGACCACTGTCTAAGTATTTTATAGATAGTCATCGAATTGGCACTGTTAAGGTTAACCTCAAAATCTATGGTCATATCCATATCTGATGTTGAAGGCTCACCACCAGCATATCTTCTAGTTGCAAACTTATAAAACTGTTCAACCGGAGCTGAAGGTTGAATATCTACAGCTAAACCGCTAATGCTTTTAACTTGCTGGGTAAGAATAAACTCGCCCTGGAACTGCGTTGCAGCTTCAGTTATTGCAGCAGGTGGTGTTATAAGAACCTCAAACTGGTTCAAATAAACCGGCTCGTAATAGTTTCTAGCCGCTGTAGACTGATTGAAATGTGGTAATCCTGCCATTTATGTTATTTTTTTATAGGAATGTATCCTCCCAGTAGTCAACCGCCCATTCCATGTTGTCGATCTTGTAGATCTCCTCACTGGTATAATTTAATCCCATGGCGGAAACTGGTTTTATTGGGAAGCAATCTCTGCAAACTACTCTTCTATATACATCTCCCTGTTTGTTAAACATAGAGATTACTATAGTTCCGGTGTAATCTGTTTTTAAACCCATAGCTCCAGTTAGTGGATTGTAAATAAGATCTGTCCACTGTCTTAGAGTTTTAAAAACATACATTGAATTAGCATCATTAAGGTTAATCGTGAAACTCAACGAAACGTTCATGTAAGTTGTATCCGGCTTTGCTCCTGCATAGTTTCTTTTAGCAAACTTGTACTTCTGGTTAACAGTAGAAGGATTTTTATCCAGCTGCAATCCATTAACTTTAGTAACGTGCTCTAGCAATATAGGCCCTCCAGCAACCGGTCCTGGAGGGGTAATTGTAACTTCAAATTGGTTCAGATAAACAGGTTCAAACTTGTTTATCGAAGACATCGAACTTGAATAGTGTGGTAAATTTGCCATATCAAACTATTTATCTATTTTTCTATTGCGAGCAAATTTTTACGCAAACTGTATAAATCCACCAGCTGCAATACCACCTGTTCTAGTAACAGTTATTCTGTTAATGAATTTCTGTATTCCTCTAGCTGGCTCTATTATGATGTCTATTACTCCCATATTCATATCTATGATAGCTGGGGTATTATTAGAAGAATCCATAATAGTCTTGTATGCGTAAATTCCGCCTCCTGCTCTAACACCATCTAGGTAGTTATCAACCAACGTCTTGATCTCAAGTCTAATAGAATCTTCGTTGAAATCGAACAAGTAGTTAGAAAGTATCGATTCAACATCAGTTTCTATGCTGATGAGAAGATCCCTGACGTGAACAAGATTGAATGCGGAGTTTACAGTCTGATAAGCTGTACCATTTCCGAATATAACAACTCCAACTCCTTTTCTTCTTATAATAGGATTCAATCCGATTGGTTCTAGATTTCCTCTGTCCTCGTCTGTGAAGTCATACTCAACACCAACTATCGTACCTCCGGAAAGGACCCCTCTTTTTTGACCTGCTATGATAGCATAAGGTTCACCGTTAGCAAACTTTCTAACAAAGTTGTTAGATATCAAAGCGGCTGGTGGCACATTTATGTTTCTATTGTTTTCTCTTATGGTAACATATGGAAGATAGAATGCGCAGAATTTAGCTCCATCTGCCTCAGTGGGTAAGCTGAATGTATAACTTGGATTAAGAGATAGATTTCCTCCAGCTGCTATGTAAGCAGTATTTATAACAGGAGCTGGGTTAGCCGCTGTCGGAGCGTCAGTAAATCTAGGATCAGTAGAGTTCTGGAATTGAGTAATAGAAGGTGCGTTTATAAACGATAAGCACTTCTGTCTCATCATAGCCAATCTACTAAGTTGATACTTAGAGTTTGGTAAAATCTGTCCAGAGAAAGTATCGATTACGTATCTAAAGGTGATAACATCTTTAGATGCTAGAGTAACTGCAAGATTAGTATTATACAG